AATTGGCGAACACAGCACCGGAAGCGGGATTGGCACCGACTGTTTGGTCATACCAGGCGACATTGTAGAAGGCCTGGTTGTCAGTGGCATTGGTTTGCATGCCGAAATTGATATCCCCATTTCGGAATCCAATGGATTTGGTGGTACCGATAACAGGTGCCGTTGTGCCGAGCGGAAGCATGACGGAAGAGCCCTTCTGCAAGAAGGGCAAGCACGACGTGAAATAATCGTGCTTTTTGCCACGCTTAAGAATATTGTAAATGGCGATATCGTCCGGACCATTGTCGAGAGGTACCGTCACTTTGTTTTGCAGGTTTTGGTCTCTGAACCACTCGTTCCAAACGAGGTTGTACATGCGGAAGGGCAGAGCGGAAGGATGATCCGCCTCAACCGCATAATTGACATCGACGGGAAGCCCGAAATAATCTCCGAGACTCCCCTGGGTAAATACGAGAGGGTCCTCGGGTAATTCCACAACCGGAATGAGGAAATCGATGGAATCGCCGGGATTATCCTGCGCGCCATTGAACTTTTCCCAGTTGGTCCAGAGCAAGCGATCCGGACAGAAGAAGAACATCATGTCGAGAAAGACATTGTCCATGAGAGGATACAGCAGCGTGGCGAGACGGGCGAACGCCTGCACGCTCAACCGCATGGTATCGCCGGGCAGAATTTCCTCTATCAGAATAGGAATGAGGTCCCCGGAATTGAAGGTCGTCTTATACCCGTGGGACCTATCGAAAATGGAACGTTGGAGCTGCGGCCCGGGAATGTTGCTGAAGCTGTGTTCCATCGTTGACCGCATATCATGCCCTTTCCACGTTATTTAAAGCACATAGTTAATATACAACCTTTTTTAGAAAAATGTTGCGAAAAAGACGCCAGGGCAGGAAGATTTCCATTGACTCTATATTTACCCGCCAACCTCACCATGGCGGCCCCTGGCGTCACTAAATCCTCTTACATCGAGAGAGTAGAGGATTTAGGCCGGCTGAGCCGGCTTTGCGGAGGGTTCCGCGGCGGGTGCCGCGGGAGGGGTCACGGGGGGCTTGGAGCCCCCCTGAGGCTGCAGCAGGGTCTGCTGATTGGGGTCCGGCTCGGGGGCCGGGGGAGCGGGAAGAATGCCGAGTCGAACGGCTTCCTCATGGTTTTCCGGGTTTTCGATGAAGCGAAGCATCTGAAAAGGGTCATTGCCGAAGATACGGCGAATACGCGACGGCATGGCGTCGAACTTGTGACCCATGTCTATCACGGTGTTTTTCATATCCATATAGGACGTGGAATTGACGAACGAGAAATCGCCGAACATCGGCGAACCGTTTTTCACCGGTACCAAACCGGTGCGAAGCAGCTGAGCTGCTATTTTGTTAATGTCGGTTTCAGACGCCTGATGCTGTTGCGTCAGCGAAGGGTCATTGTTGACTTCCCGGACCCTTCCGGTTTTCGAATCTTTTTGAAGCGTCATACGCTTTACTCCTTTTTCGGTGAAAATGTGATATATCGGTTCGTCGTCATTGAGAACGAATATTGCCGAGCCTATTGCTGACCTCCTTTCAAGGCCGACACTTCTACCACGAAACGTGGCATGTCGGCGGCGAAGGGTTGAACGATGCCAGAAACATCGTCATACGAGAAAAGATGATAGAGCGCGTAATCATCCGCGAATTTGTTGACGAGAGTTTGGGGGTCCTGGGATACGACGGTAATTGCCCGCACGGCTTCCGCATCGTGTTTAAAGAAATCGGGTTTGCCGAAGAATCCGGCTTTTTTGTCCCTGATTGCGTATACTCGCATTTCCATATTGATTCCTCTATTTGAAGATTGAAGAATACTTTTGATAACGAAACGTTATCAAAAGTCTTGTTTAAGAATCCAACGCACGTTTTAGATTACGAATCTGAGCCTTTTTGACTACCTCCTTATCGTTTAATCGTTTTGTCGTGTTATCGTCAAAGTGCATATCCATAGCCTTTTTTCGTGCGTTATTTAATATACTAATTTTTTCTAGGTTTGTCAACTCATCTTCCCATGTGGGCATTTTTGAATATCTGTCGCGGTAATATTTTGGGCATTTTTGCTTTACACCGCGAACGATTACGGAATCATGAGGAAATACATCAGTATAATACTTATCCAACCAGGAACTACCAATCCCAGGGCGGCGAGACATACGAATAAACTCGGGCTGTATTCCAGCAGCCTTGGAGTAGGGTCCTGAATCAGACTGGGACTTTTTGAGAACATATCTTGCCACATATGCGGCAGACTCGAAAGTAAGAGCGCCAAGATGGCAATCCCCATGACCCCATATAGCATCAAGACGACGACTAGTGTAATTTTCCACACCGGTGTAGGGATTTTTAGAGTCGAGCTTTTTGTCCTCGAAATCAACGCCAAAAAGACAGGCGTGATAGTGAGGCCGATGACGCCGCTCACCGTATTCACCGCATCCAAAAAACTTAATTTTTGGTCCATATTTTTTCCTCAGGTTTTTCATGAAGTTTTGCAGATGTTTCGGGACAAGAGTAGGTCCGAGATATCCATAAACTAACTCGGAATCACGGTATGTTAAAGTTACCATGCAATTTTGGTCGTGCATTTGCCCTTCGTGCATGCAACGAACAGCCCAGGTACGCGAATACTCAAGATGACACCCGACACACTTGCCACACGCAACGATAACAGGTAATCCACGGTCATCATATCGCTTGAGACGAATCGGCGAATAACAGGGCATTTATTTACCTCAAATAAAAGGAGCGGCCACTACGGCCGCCCACTAACAGGATAAATACGAGAGGTTAAAAACGACGAATGTTTACACCTCTCTTTGTGAACTAAAGACGGGTGCCACCGCGTTTCACAACAGCGGTAATATTCCTCCCGTTCATCCTTGAGCCTTTCCGGACGTTTCGCCGATACTGGCTGTTTGAGACCTTTTTTCGGAACAATTAAAATCACCTGCCTTTCAGTAACGACCGCTTGCGCCGTGTCGCGGTTTGCCCTCGGGCGGGCCTTTCGGAAAATGTTTCCGTATCCAATTCATGATACCGCCCTTGTGTTCCTCTACTTGGTCCCGAATAAGTCCAGGAAGCTGATACAGAGGAGGAAGGTTTCGATAAGGAGCAAACTTCCCAGAAGGAGAACTATAAAATTCAGCTTCCCTTTTTGCTCTGTTGAGGTCATACGCGGAATGAGCTGTTTGAAATGTGAGTAGCTTGATTTGCTGGTCCAATAGACCAATTTCTGCTCTGGCTTTCGCGGCGCCGGCTTCTGACAATTGACCAGACGCCAACGCTTGTTGCGTCTGAGCACGTAAATTGTTGAGCTTTTCGACCATGGTATTTTTAATATCCAAGGTTTGAGCATCCTTAAGCTCCTTGGCCGAAGTAATATCTCCTATTTGCGCATCCTGCAGCTTGAGTTGCCCTCTGATAAGAAGGGCCTCTTGAGTCTTATTACCCAGCTGCATTGGAGTAGTTTGACCCATAGCGCCTGGGGGAGTAGAGGCCCCCCCCAGGCGGGCGGACAAGACCGGGTTTAACCCCGCTGCCCGCAAGTCCGCAACCTCGCGTTGATGCGACGTATTGCTCATGTCGCGCTGAAAAGAGCGGTTTTTGCGAGCCTGAAAGGCCGACATAGCCGACGTAATCAAACCGCCCGCCATTTCGGCAGCGAGCGGCGCGAATGGAGCAAAAGCAGCGAGAGGTGGCATCAGAATCGACCGAGTTGAGCCGGTATGGCATAGACCGGCATCTGCCGGCCGTGCTTGAGGTCGAAAAAAGAATCGAACAGGATTTCCGGTTCGGTATCCACCGCAATGACACGGGAAATCGGGGGCTGGTCCACTATGAAAGTCGCATTGAGCGAGGGAGCCGAGGCGAAGTCGGTGGCGAGGTGCCAGACATCGAGGGTACCCGTGGCGTTACTCCGGAACTTACCCGTTACCCGATTGACGCCGTATTTATATTCCGACCACCTTTCCTGGTAGCCGAAAACGGTTTCGCCATTGGAACCGTTGAACCAGATTTCCTTTCCCATGACGGCTTGTTCGCCGAGGTGAGCCATTTCCGGACGGAAGAAATCGAACCGGGTTTGCCGGGACCACATACGATGTTGTCCGTCCTGATAGGTGATATCCGACCGGACATTGACCAGACCCATCACATAGCCGTGTTCCGGAAAAGACTTGTTGAAGCCACATTCCGCAGCGACATTTGCGAACGCGGCCAAATTGGCCTGGGCGTCGATACGGGTAGGCGTGGCCGGGCTGGCGGATGTTTGCGCGACTTCGCGCACAGAAATTTTCTGAGAGCATCCGCCCAAGTACTCGGGACGCTGGAGACGGAAGTCAGGGGGAGCAACTCCCCACACGGAACGCATTTGCTCGATATACCGGGTTCCCCCACGCGCGTCCCTTTCGAGCATGGACTGATAGGCGAGAGCGGTTCGCCATTCATTGATTGTTGCAGCGGTGGCATTGGTCAAGTCCGCGACCATTCCCGACTTGGTACCGTCGAGGGTGAGACCTACCACCTTCGAATTGGCGAACACAGCACCGGAAGCGGGATTGGCACCGACTGTTTGGTCATACCAGGCGACATTGTAGAAGGCCTGGTTGTCAGTGGCATTGGTTTGCATGCCGAAATTGATATCCCCATT